GAATGGCTTTCCCAGTGTTTTTTCCAGCAGCTTTGCGACGTGCATTGGGGGGGGATTTTCAAAGGAGCATATGGCATGACGCCAGTCATATTTCTGTGAGAGGTTGAACAGTATCTGGTCGAGGAATTCTGACTTACCCATGCTGGGTACACCCGTAATCACGTAGACCATCGGCTTGATAGTGAATAATTGATCGACGCACTCATAGCCAGTACTCAAGCCCTTGCCCTCACCCTGCTGGTACAGTGTTCTGACTTGGTCGGCGTAGTGTTCGACATCATACAGGCCGGCGATAGGCCACGGCTCCGCTGCTTCGATGCAGTTTGCCAGCGCCGCCTTGCCTAGCTGCAAAAGAACGTCGTTTGCATCCTTGCACCCGTCTGGCCATGTCACTGACCAGCACTTGGGCTTACCAATGCGCCGTGCAAGTTCTTCAGCCAATGCATTGCCAGGCCCATCGCGGTCCACGGCAATAACAATCTTGTCGGTAGCCTTTAGCATCTCGGAGGCTGCCCACACATAGCCGAACTTCCGATCCTCGGTAGGATCAACCGCGCCGTCTGAAACTTTGATGGGTGCCCCGTTCGGCACGCTCACTGCGGTGATATTAATCTCGCGCAGGCTCAGAGCGTCCACCTCCCCCTCGACTATGACGATTGGTTCGCCAACCTTTACTTTCTCGATGCCGAAAAATGTGGCGGCGGCTCCCTCTTGCGTGAAGCCCTTGCTGTCCAGCGACCGCCACTTCACCGCGTAGGTTTTATTGGTACTCGGTTCGATGTAGGGGAACCCCGCGCACATGACCTCGCCCTTATCTCTGATAAATTTGTGGTCGGACAGGATGCCCGCGGAGGTGATCGTATCTACGGATAGGCCCCTCCCCTCAAGATATGTCTGGGCTGCCGGGGCTAAATCTTTTTTAACGGGAGGCGTAAACTTAACAATATTGTCACGTTTTTCCTCCAGCTTGACGCCACCCTTCTCACCGCAGTGGTGACACAGCCAGCGCGCGGCAGGCCACTCGACCCTGACGGCCAAAACTCGCTCAGTCTGGTGATGCTTTTTTCGTGTGTGAGAGCAGGCCGGGCAAACATCACGGTATTCCCCATCGGCGCGCGCTCGATAGCTAGTCCTTATTATTTCCTTGATCACGGGAGGTCACCTCATCTGTCGTGCGTCTCATAAGTTGGCTAAGGTACACCACACCTTCTTGCGGGCCAAGCTCTACCAAATATCTGGCGGCGCTGATGACCTTTTCCGGTATCACGTCGGCTAGATCGCAAAGCATGTTGAGGTCTACTGTCTGTCGCCGAAGAAAAATTACAGCCTCGTCACGCACTCTCGGATTGTAGCTCAAAATGTCTCGGAGACATTGATGCACAACAGCCTGCCACAGCCGTGTCTCACCGATACGCAGCAATTTTGATCACAGTCCTTGGATGAGATTTGTCCAACCCGTGGAGGATGAGCTTGGCCTTGACCTGTCTGTCGTTGGAATAAGCGACGCCTTGGAGAAGGTCCATGATTAGCGATTCGTCCAAGTCGGGGCGCCGCGAAGCATAGAAAATATGACAGAACAACAGGACATCACCATCTATTAATGGGTCAATAGGAACTGCCTGATCCTTGAATATCTTCACGTATCCTAGCGCCTTGTCCGACTTGATGGACGCCACGCGCGTCCCGAACCTGACGATCCGCCGGCTGTTGGCTTTGGATGCCGGCTCCCCAAGAATAGTGGCCGAGAACACCCACTTTTCTATGGCTATTAGAGCTTTAATGGCTATAGTGAGCCGCATGAAATACACCAATAGGCACAATCTACCCGATCCGGTCGTTCGAGCGCTGACCTCCTATGAAAAAGGCCAGTCAGTTGAAGGGCTTAGGGTAACGACCCTTATCGATTCCCCTAGAATCAGTGAACTGCGTAAGCAATATTCGGGGCATCTCACCGAGGATGTTTCTGATCTTATGTGGCGTGTCCTTGGCACCGCTATCCATGAGGTTTTCGAGAGGGCAACATCAAACGCCTACGTTTCTGAGGAGAGACTTAGCTATACAATAGATGACACCCTAATATCCGGTGCCATCGACTACCAATTTGAGAGCGACGGCGAGGTGGACCTCAAGGATTATAAATACACCAGCACCTACAAGATCACCTTCGGTGATCATAGCGATTGGGAACGGCAACTCAATGTTTATGCCTATCTTATACGCCGGGTCAAGAAATTCACCGTGAGAAGCGCGAGCGTCATCGCAATACTGCGTGACTGGCGGCGCGCAGACGCGGATCGTAAAGCAGATTATCCGCAATCCTCCATCATGGAGATACCGATCACGCTCTGGTCCGACGAGGAGCAAGATGTGTATGTGTCAGATCGAGTGCGTCTCCACAACATCGCCGAGAAAAAGGCGGAGTTTGGCGATCTTCCCTTGTGCGGCGACACGGAGAGATGGGCAAGACCTGCCCAGTATGCGGTCAAAAAGGGGGAAAACAAACGCGCGCTCAGAGTCTTTGGCACCGAGGAGGATGCGAAGGCATACGCCGAGAAAGATTCAACGAGGCATGTCGAGGTGAGACCCGCGACCTATACTCGATGTGTGAACAACTACTGCCGGGTTGCGGATTTCTGCACACAATGGAAGGACGGTAACGGATGACCACAAGGAAGACTAAGGTGGCGGATGAGAAGGCCACCACATGGAACATTCTATCGGAGATTAGCTGCGCCGAGCATGTCAAACAGAAAGGCGGGTTGACCTATCTGCCCTGGGCATGGGCGTGGGAAATCCTAAAGAAGAACTTTCCCGACGCCAGCTTTGAAAAACACTGGTTCGACTACGGTGATCCCACCACCTACAGCCTGCCGTATGCGCTCGACAAACAAGGTAATGCTTTTGTGAAGGTGACCGTGACGGTGGATGAGGTAGCAGTAACAGAGGTGCTGCCAGTCATGAATAACATGAATCGATCCGTCCAGCGGCCTGACAGTTTCCTAGTCAATACTTCTTTGCAGCGGTGCCTGACCAAGGCTATCGCCTATCATGGTCTAGGCTCGTACATCTACCAGGGGGAGGACGTTCCCAGCGCAGGTGACGAGGCCGAGGAAGTCGCTGCGCTGACGGTAGAGGAGGTCACTACTGAGATATCTGTCGGTTCACCCGAAATCGAGCCTGCCACCGAGGCGATGATAGAAATGATGCCGACCGCCGCGCAACCCAAAGATGTGGCACCGTCGTTGCAGGACTTGCGCGATGGCTTCCTTGGCAGCGGCACCGCTTCCGAGACTGAAAGCGGGGTCGTCGTCTGCCGGGGGAAGAACCTCCCAGGCTGGAAGCTGGTTGTCGAATGCCTCAAGGCGTTCATTCCCACGATTGACGATGCGTGGGGAGACGGAAACAAGCGATATCAAGACGGTGTCGCGTGCGTTGCGGCAGTTAAGGCATTCTACCTGCTAAATAAAGATGTAATTAGCGCGCTGGAAAATGATCAGAAAGAAATGCACGATGAACTCATAGCCACTTTCAGTCTCGCCAAGGAGTTGGCTAACGATGGTAAGCTATTCACAGCAACATGGCCCACAGGAGTGAAGAATGATGCCCGATAGACCTAAGTACGGCGGCGGCGCGCTGTTCGTCAACAATTCAGCGTGTCACTCTTTTCCTTGGGATGAAATCAAGCGCAAGCAGGATGCCCGTGGTGCCAACCCCGAACTATCGGGTAGCGTGGAAATCACGAAGACACTTGTGAAAAAGCTAGTCGATATGTTCAAGGCGGGCGAAACCCAAGATTCCAAGCGCGGCGATGCCGAGGGCCAGCAAGTCGTCGTGATGGACATTGCGGGGCTGAAGCGCACCTCAAAGAGCGGGCTGGCATACTTCAGCATCTGGTTCAGCGACGCTTACAAGCCAAAGGAGGAGGCGTCTTCTGCCTACGCCGATGGTGACCCCGATATCCCGTTCTAGAGACACCGCTCATCTGAGCAAGGTGCGAGGACAGCCGTGCTTGATATGCGCTGACCCTCGCACCATCGCTCACCACGTCACATTCACCGACGAACCGGCGATGTCGCTCAAGGTCTGCGACTACAACACAGTTCCCTTGTGTCATGCCCACCACATGGAGCTACACGACCACGGCAACGAGGAGCAGTGGTGGGCACTGCAAGGAGTAGACCCGATAAAGTTTATCGAGAAGGTGACCAATGACTAACATCAAGGATGCCAGCTACGGCTTCGAAGCAATCAAGTCAGTACTCAGGCAATCCAAGGACGGCATCGTTCTGAGTTTGGTTATTCATCCCAGCGATGTACCCGTCCCGCTGCTCTCCGATCCGATAGGCTCACGCTACATGGTCGGGATGGCTCGCGTGGGAGATGACGAGGAGATCATAGAGCCTGAAAGCGTGCGTGAGGGTAAGCGTATGGTCACCAGTTGCGGCGCTCTATGTAGGGACAGCGACTTCCAGCGGTGGCTGGTGGACAACGGCTTCACCGATGATCAGACCGAGACAGCCGCGGCAGCCACGGTGAAACGGCTACTGAAAGTAGATAGCAGAGCCGAACTGAAAAGTAATGTGGATGCCCAGCGCAGGTGGTCTATCATCAGGCAGAACTTTATTGGACGCGCAATACTTGTGGAGACTGACATTGCCTGACGAAACTAAAAGCGAGTTGCTGATCGAAGCCGAGGCTCTCGTTACTGGCCCTCGCGCCGAGGCTTACGGAGATGCGGCGGTCAACCACGAGAGAATCGCCGATCTATGGAACTGCTGGCTAAGGAATCGAAGCTGGGGCTCCTCTGGAATCATCACGTCATACGACGCTGCGATGCTGATGATGCTCGTGAAGGTGGCTCGCTGCCAGGAGAAACCGGGTCACGACAGCCATGTTGATATCGCTGGCTATGCCGCCGTGATGGCGGATATCTACGAACAGACAACAGGAGCGCGACGAGATGGCGGGCAAAAAACACCGACCTCGACGGCTGGATAAAAATAGCAAGACATGGAACATCGTGTTCCCTGTCGCTCTCATTGAAGCGGTTCACGTCAGGGCTAAGGAGCGGGATGCCACGCCAGCAGCGTTGGTACGAGAAGCCGTCGAATTCTACCTCTCTAGCCATGAAAGGATCAGCGATGGCCGAAATTGAAATCACGGACCGCTATCAGGCTCTCGGCATTCCCTACCCCGATCCCGAGACCGTGTGCCAAGGTCAGTGTGAGGGCACGGGGTGTGTGCCCGTCTACGTTAGTCGCGGCGACCGTCGCAAAGGCGCGACCCATTCGCGCCCAGATGACGAAACCGACAAGGCGCTCCGCGCCCTCTGGTTTGCTGCCGACGAGAAAGATCGCTCCAAGGACGGGTGGCATTTTGTCGAGTGCCCTGACTGTGGCGGCACGGGCAAGCTCGCCAAAGCCAAGCCCGACGCCGGGCCGCCTGTGAGGCCAGCCAATAGTTGACCGCCTCGCATGTTCTCTGCTTGACTTGTGCATCTCAGCACATAAAATAAGAGCATGGAAATTACGACTGAGATCATTGTGATTGAAGAAGCCTTGGCCGTGGCGGGTATCCCGGTCGCGACGTTCTGTACAAGTGCTGAAATCAACCGCTCCACATGGACGCGCTGGAAATCTGGTGCTGTCATGCCAAACATGGCAACCTGGGAAAGAGTAACGGACGCCTTGCCCGTGCCGGCGGAGTGAGCGATGAAGCTCGACCCGAACGCCCACATGGACAAGTTGATGAGGGAATGTGGAATGGAGATGCCAGCCGGGACAGTCGCCACCGCCGACCAACATATGCGGCTCGGATGCGTACAGATTGCCAGCGCGACATTCGACGCCCTTTTGAT